AAAGGATTTCATCCTGCTGAAGCTAGAAAAATTAGAAAAGAGATTGATGCTGCTTATGAACAAGGTTTAGATAATGCTGTTAGAGGAACTTCAGGTGATAGAGCAAAGTTCTTAGCTCAATCTGGTATACTAGATTCTAAACGTTCATCTGCATTATTAGATTTTGCAACACAAGATGCAGCCCTACAAAGAGAAAATCAAGATAAATATGTTGATACAATGATGTTTAAAGAAAACTTTGAAGCTCAACGATCTGAAAAATTAAGAGCTGAAGATATGCAAATGCAATTAATGAATAAACAATCAGCAGCACAATTCACCTCAGCTGCTTTTAGTAATTTAATGTCAGGCCTTGGAGGTGGTAATTCTGCTCTTATTAGACAAATGATGCAAATGTATCAAGGAGGGGGTACAACTAAACTCTTTGATACAGTAAATCCTAATCAATAATATGGCTTTAGACTTTGGATATTGGAGTGCTTTAACTGGTCCTATGCAGACAGCAGGTCAGAGAGCACAAAATAGAGATGCGCAGCAATTGCAAGCTATGCAGTTAATGCAGCAGATGAAGCAAATGCAGCTTAAAAATCTTGAAAACACAAAAGGATTACAAGAACAAGTAAATGCTAGTCATACAGCAGCAATGAAAGCTTTGTATACGAAAGATCAAAAATTTCGTAGACAAAAAGATGTAGAAGATTTTAAAGATTGGCAAAGAGATATGTCTGGATGGGGTGATATTCAAGCTTTATTAAGACAATATGGTAGTGTAGAAAATGCAAGATTACATGGTAATTTAGATTATGTTTTACAAGAATATAAAAATAATGTACAAAACAATCCAATATCTCAAAGGGTTAATAAAAATAAAGCTGCTGTAGAACTTTACTATAGTGGAGCTTTAGATGAAGGGAAAGGAGAAGGTGGAATTGCAGGTGGGTTTGAACTTATCCCAGCAAATGCTCATAAAAGATTTCAAGAATGGAATGAAGGCAAAACAGATTATTTTAGATATGCTGGAGAGAGAAGTGATTATTTATCAAATCCAGTTTTAGCAGAATTATCTAAATCACAAAACATTACACTTGATGATGTAATAACACATAATTATAGTTCTATAATTAAAGATATGGTATTAGATATTAATCCTGATGATCCTGATGCTTATGTAGCTGGTCTTACAGAGCAAGATATTAAAACCTGGGTGACAACTAATACTGGACATTCTCAATCTGGTGGTTTAGATTATTTCACAAAAGACGGATATTCTCAAGCAATGTATGGAGAAACAGAACTTGATACAAATTTCAGTACAGATCTTGTAAGGGCATTAAAAGGTGTAAATTCCACTGCTACAACAATAGATGATTTATTAGCTATTAAAGAAGGCGGATCAAGTTTTAATAGAGAATTTGCAAAAAATCATACAGCTGACTTTTCATTTTTAGGTGGTATTGATGAAAATTCAAATACTGTTGGTCCTGGGGACAGAGGTTTACTAGGACAAAGTTGGTTTGCAAAAGATCATCAACTAATAGCAAGTCCTAGAATATTTGCTAATCCAGGCGTTTCTGATAATATTACAGCAGCTGTATTTAAAGATCTTGAATATGATCCTGAAGATGGAATGCTTTATAATGTTCCTATGAAAGGACAATTTAATGCAATGGGACATAAAATTACGCAAGATGATACAGAAAATATATTTGGACAAGAAAGAGATATAGATAAATGGCCTAAAGAATCAAACTATTTTTATACAGGAGATGAAGAAGCTGCTACAGCAGATTTAAAATTACTTGGTTATCACGTAGTGCCAAAGGTAGTTGGTAAAGATGGAGATGGTAATTCTACAACTATGTTAATAACAGATGTATCAAATGAAGCAGATTTGAAAAAGATAAAAGATCATTGGAAAACTTATGAAGTACAGTATACAATAGTTGCTGAACTTGAAGACAGTGATCTTTTAACATATAGAGATCAATCTTATTATGAAGTAGATTTATCTAATGCTAATGTTCAAATGGCAATTAATGAGAAGTTTGATAAAGAAAATTATAATGAAGTGAAGAGTGAAATGATTGATTTAGATAAAAGAAACAAAATATCAGCTAAGAAAAATAAAACACAAGCTGTCTTAAAAGCAAAATTAGCTAATGATTTAAATCTACCAAACACTGCTGCTGTTGATGAAGTGGTTGATGCTTATAGTCAAAATTTATCTGTAGGTCTGCTTAATGCAGGTGTTTCTAATAAGAAAACTAATGCTGTTATGCCAATGTTAATTTCAGATATTTATTTAGAATCACAAAAACCTAGAGAGTATCCATTTATTATGGAGAAAAATCAAAATGGTAGACCAACAATAGTAGCAAATAGTTCTTCAGAATATATGGCTCATTATACACAAAAATTAAAATTAGGATTAAATAGTGGGCAAATGCCAGATATGTTAGAAGCAATTAATGGTGGTCCTAGTGCATACGATAAATGGAGAAAATCTAGATTAGATAAATCATCAATAGGGAAAACAAATTATTTAAGCAGGCAAATGGCAAAATATTATCATGGCAGAGATTAATAAGAAAAATAATGCATCACCACAAGATTATACTTCTGGTTTAAATATTTTATTAGGGGAAAGAGCACAAGCAGCTACTACAACTCCAAATACTCCTGAAGAAGATATACAAGAGATGTATGATGAGCCTCAAGAAGGAGAAGCTACATTTAGCGATATAGTAAACAGTGTAAGACTCACTCAAGATGGTCCTTCATCAATGGATCGTTATTTTGAGGGTGTTGCTTCACAACAAGAGTCAGCTGCTGAACAAGCTCCTTTTCGTGAAATGCGATTTGGTGTAAATCCTGAACAACAAATTATTGATCCTAGTGCTATGATTGGTCAAGCAGGAACAAGATTTCAAAGAGGATTAAAAGCAGGATGGGGAGATTTAGTATATGGTACTGGCGATACTGTAGATTGGATATCAGCTTGGGCTACACCAGGAGAAGCTGATCCAACTACATCAATTGGTTCTTGGCTTAAAGATGTAGGACAAGAATATAAAAATGATAATGTTCTTATTTTATCTGAAGACCTTCAAGATATGACTTGGGATGATTTACTTAAAGGTGAATTTTGGTCTTCTAAATTTTCTAGATTACTTCCTTATGCATTATCTTTTATGGTTCCTTATACTGCAGGAGCAAGATTTGGAGGAGCATTATTAGGTAGATTTGGTTTGTGGTCAGCAAAACAACTTAATACAGCTAATAAGGCAAGAAAAATAGGTGTAATTGGGCAGGCTGGAAAATTTGGAGTGTCAGGAACTGGAGCTGTAGGAAAATTAGCTTTTGATGCAGGAAGAAGAGGAATGCTACCTACAAAACTTTTAAGAAATTGGTCTGGATATATAGGAGGTGGTGTTACTGCCAATTTAGCTGAAGGTGCTTATCTTTCTGGTGAAGCATATAATCAAATGCTAACTGATGTAGATGATCAGGGTAATCCTTTATTTACGCCATCTGAAGCAGCAAGTATTGCAAGTGGAGTTGCTGGATGGAATTTTGCATGGGCTGGAGTAGATATTATACAATACGGTATATTATTTGGAGGTATGGGAAAAAGTTTAACTAAAAGATTAATGTCTGGAACAAATCCTCAGAAAATTCCTTTTAAAGCAAGTATTGCAGGCCTTGCATCTTGGGGATATAATAAGGTGGCTCCTTTAGTACCTGCTACAGCCGCTTATGCATCTATTGAAGGATTAACAGAAGGATATCAGGAAATTTATCAAGAATGGCTTAAATATTCAGTAATACAAGAAGCTAAAGGTCAAGATTACGAAGAACTAACAACATGGTTTAAAGATGCACCTTTTGCAGAAGATAGACCTGAACTAAGAGATATATTTTGGTCATCTGTAGGTATGGGTGGAGCTATGGGTGGAGCTAGAGGTGTATTTGATGCTACAGCGATGAGAAATAAATTATATAATGAAAAGGTAGATGCGTTAAATAATGATATAGATTTATTAAATGATCAGCAAAATCCTGCTGTTACTTATGAAAATGAAAAATATGTACAAGATAATATAATAGCAAGAGAACTCTGGAATTATTATGGTGATGGTTCTGGATTAATATCGTATGTCAATAAGCAAGTTAAAGATAAAAAAATGGATCAGGAGACAGCAGACTTATATATTGCTGCTATTGAAGAAGCTGAGAAGTCTTATGAAAAACATGCTGTAAATACAGGACTTACAGAAGCTGGAGCTAAACAAGCATTCTTTAGAGAAACAAGATTAAAAAGAAATGAAAAGCAACAAGCAGAAGAAAAAGCTAATTATGATGAATTAGTTAAAAAGAAGTCTAGTCAGATAACAGATAAAAAAGCATTAGAAAAAGCTTTAGAAGACGATACAGCTTATCATGAAGCTGTTATGAATGTTCTTTTAGAAGAACAGGCTAATCTCAAAAAAGAACTTGAGATGATTTATAAGCGAAAGAAAGATGATGCTCCTGTTGCTAAATCCACTGGTATTAGAGATAAGAGATATAAAATAAGAGGATTATCTAAAGATGAATATGAAGCTTATACACAAGAAGGAGAAAAAGAAGCTGAAACAAGAGCAGAAGAAGAAGCTAAAGCAGAAGCTAAAGCAGAAGAGGCTAAAGAAGCCGAAAAACCATCTGTATTTGAGCGTGCTGGAAAATTAGCAGGTAAAATTTTTAAAGGTACTAAGGAAATTGTAGGTGGAGCAATTACACAATTAGGATCTATATCTAAAAAAGCTTTAGAGAAAAAGACTAAATCTATGGCAAGAAGAATGATTATAGAAGATTCAAAAAAAATAATTAATAGAACAGAATACGGAAAAATAATTGAAGAGATAAAAAAAGGTAATGATAAGGCCGCAAAAGAATTAATGAAAAAAGGGGCTGGGAAGAATCAAGAATGGATAAATATTATAAAAGAAACTTTCAATTTATCTGATGCTGAAGCTAAAAATGTATTGGAGAAGTTAATAGATCGTGATTTAAATGTTTTAAAGAAAAAGTTAAAAGAAAATCCAAATTTAACAGAACAAGAACATAGAGATTTTCTTATAAGTCAAATTACTTCTGATAAAGGTAAAAGCTCTATTGATTCTATCCTTGATAAAGTACAAGAAAAATTTAAGAAAAAAGAAGAGAAAGTAGAAGTTAAAGAAGATACTATTACTCCTAAAATAATAAAAGATAGTAAAAAATCAAAATATGCCAAAACTGAAGAAATGCAAGGCAAAGGAAGGCCTATTAAAGAATATTCAGATACAGTAACGGTTGATGGGGTTGATTATAGATTTAGAATAGAAGAGTTTGAAGATGGAACTATTTTGTTTAATGTGAGTGAATTAGCTAGAGATGACAGAGGCGGTTTACCAGTTAAATCACTAACAGAAAAAGAATATAAAAATTTAGTTAAAAAGTCTCAAGAAGAAGTAAAAAAAAAAGATAAAACCGAAGTAATTCCCAAAGGCTGGAGACGTGTGGGAGAAGATGAAGTCCTTCCTACAGGTGCTAATGTTAAAATGTCTACAGAGAAAGGTTACTCTATAGTAGAATTATCAAGCATTGGTGAAGTTGAAGCAGCTGAAGTAATTCCTAAGACTAAGGAATACGAATCCATAGAAAAAGCTATAAAAGAAAAAGGAGCTCCCTTATTATTAAAAGGAGCAGAAGTTTCAAAAGGGCAAGGTCCTAACACATATATCCTAACAACTTCAGATGGTAAATCAATAAATTATCAAGACTTTACAGGAAAGTCTGATGAACTAATAGCAGGTAAACATGATATAGAATTACGTCTTGTAGAGCCTGTAGCTGGACAAGCTAATGTTGTTAAAGTTAATGGTAAATTATATTTCCAATTCAAAAAAGGAGCACCTTTATATAGTAGTATTACAGAGGTTGTATCTGGTGGCAAAGTAGTAGGTCAATTACAATATCAAGATTATAAAGCTAAAGAACCTATTAAAAAAGCTAAGAAAGCTAAAACTAAAGGAACAGCTAAAAGAGTTTTAGATGCAATCAAAGAAACAAAAGAAAATATACAAAAGCTTCTTAATAAATCTTTTGATGAAGTTCCTGATATTGATTCTTTTGGATTCCAAAATAACTTAGAAGTTTATTTAGATTCTGGATTAGGTGCTTATGCCTTAACTCAGAATATAATGCAAAAGCAATTTCCTGGTGAAAGAGGATTTGTAGTCTCGTCAAGACTAGTAGATGATTATGGTCAAGAATCAGCTGCATTAGCAATAGGTTCTGCTGTAATGATTAATGAAGAAGGTATTCGTCAATCAGATTTAATACATGAGCTTGGGCACGTTTACTATTCCATGATGCAGGATACTGCATTAATGAAAAGAATTAATAAACTGCTTTATAAAACTGATTTATTCCAGCGTACTAGAGAAGAATATCCTGAACTTACATTAATGAATTTTAATGGAAGAAAAGTAACTCTTGGTTATCTTTATAGATATTATTTAGATAACATTAATAACAAAGAAGAAATAGAAAGTGATATTAAGAGTATTGTTCTAGAATTAAGAAAAGCTGAAAAAACAAAGAATTCAGATAGGATGAATGAATTATTTGGATCTTTAAGAATTCAATTAAAATTACAAGGAGTTAAAGAAATTAGAATTGATCAACAAAAGCATTTATTAGAGGAAACATTTACAAGAACATTAGAAGCTTACTCTTATGGTACTATAGACGCTATTATAAAGGACTCTAAGGTACAAGAACAATTAAGAAAGGATCTAATGTCATTCTATAAGAAAACAAAGAATTTAGCCACTGATGAAGAAGCTAAAAGATTCTTAGACTTATCTGTTGATAATATAGCTGATTTAAATTTAGAAGCAGCTATTAAGCATATATTGCTTGATTTTAATTCAGGAGAAAGAACTATTCCTACAGCTCAGAATTCTGCTTATTCAGAGATTAGAAAAGCTAAGAAAAAGAATTTATCTAAAACAGCAACACATCCTGCTATATTTACTCGTATAGGAGATTATATTGGGCGTAATCTTACTGTTGATCAGATGACTAATAATGTATTAAAAGATGTATCTGAAGATTCAAGATTAGATGTTAAAGATGCAGAAGTGTTGACAGATTATATAAAAGCTGTAATAACACAAAGAACACAGTCTGCAAAATTGAAAGAAGCAGATAAGATATTAGATGAAAGATTAGGTAGAGAATCAAAAGTTGATGATGGAATTACAGAAGCTTCTGAAGATGCAAGTCAGAAATATAAAGAAGAGAATAAGATTAGAGCATTACCAACAACAGTATCACATTTTATTAGAAAGATTGTAGAGGTTTATAATAGAGAGAATCCTGTTCCAATGGAAACAAAGCAGCTATTACATAATCTGCGTGCTATAGCAAAACAAACTATGTATGATCCTTATGTATTTCCTAGTAAACTTAGAGAAAGTGATAATCACGAAATAGTATCTATGATAGCTTTATTAGATGATATATATAAAGATCCAGTGGTTACTAACGCTAAATTATTAGAAATAAAAGCTCCAATAGAAGGAACAACTATAGAGACTCTTACACATGGTGTTTTGAAAGTAGGTAAGGGTGGTGTAAGATCTTGGGATAGATATAAAACTATAAGTTCATCTGTAGAAAATAGTGCAATAAGAAATTTAAAAGATACTATTCAAGAAAATAAAGATGATTATGGTAAACGTATAGCTGATGTATATAATGAATTATTCTTTAAAAAAGGTAAAGATCCAAATAGTGAAATAGATAGAATCGTTGCTGCAGAAAAAATATTAGATATACTTTTGTCTGATAACCCTAAAGGTAAATTAATAAATAGACAAGCTTTAATAAATAATAGAATTCTATTTAAAGGAGAAAGAAAGTATTTGCATGATATTTTATTTGAGCATACTATACATCCTAAGTATAAAAATCCTGTATTAAAAAATTCAGAGTTTATGGCATGGGGAGGTAAAGATAAGTTTGTTTATAAAACAAAGAAATATAATCCATTAGGATTTTTTAAAGCAAAAACTAAAAAAGGTAATTTAGTAGGTCAAGGTGAATTACATATTATCCTTACAGAAGGTCTTGTTCAATCAAGAGCAATGAATTACTTATCTATGGTAGATAATGTAGAACAAGATGGTGTAAGTATAATGAATAAAGAAAATGGTTTACATAATAGAATAAAGAATATTGCTAAAATTATACAAGAAGGGCAAGTGATAGAAGAAACAGATATTATGCATCCTAATACTAATATATTTGCTTCTAAATTACATGCATTAAAGAAGATGGGTAAATTAGCAAATAAAGAAGGTCATGTAATTAAAGATCCACTACAACTTACTATTAATTCTGGATTAATGAGACGCTTTCTTTTTGATACTGAGGGGGTTAAGTCAGAAGAACTAGCTGCTAAGTTAAACGATCTTACACCTAATGAATTATTAGCTAATGATTTCTTTATGTTCTTGTCAAGATATAATCCTGGATTAAATAAAGATATTGTTATTTATGATCAAGCTATGGCTGTATTTTCTGATAAAAGCAGAAGGTATTATATAGAAAGTGTTATGGCTCATAATCAAAAGATGAAAAATCTTTTACTTTCTAAAGTCAAAAATAATCCTGCTTATAAAGGTAAATACAAAAATGGAGATAGGGTATTTCCTTTTACTATAGTTAAAAGAGATGGTAATCTCCATATTAAAGAGATGCCTAAACTTGTAAAACAATTTAGTAATTATATTGGAGATAATCAAGATTTATTTTTAGGTAATCAGGATTATAAAAACATTAAAAATAGAACACAAGCTTATGATGCTTTCTTAACATCTTATATTGCTAATAAGTTTATGGCTCAACAGTTATTTATTCATGACCATAGACAATCTGAAAATCAAATTGATTATATAAAAAGAGCTGCTGGAGCTATAGCAAGTCATACTGTATATGACAGAAATACTATGGTAGAACCTGTTGTGGTTAAAGACTATTATGTAGGTAAAGATGATAAAACTATTTATACAGAAGATGAAGCTAAAGAAGAATTTGGTGATAATTGGAAAGATAAGGTTGCTGTAGAAAATGATGCTATGGGATATGTTTTACCAGAACAAGCAGAAGCAATAAGATCTAAATATGGAGAAGTTCAAAAAGTTGGAAGCGTGTTTAAATTTGTATATCATTATACAGAAATAGCTAATCCTAAATTAAAAGGGAAATCTACATATCTAAAATTTGCTGTACATACTCTTACACCAGAGATGGAAGCAAGCAGTCCACATTTAAGAAATATAGGAAATATATTAAGAGAAAGACATAAAAGAATATCTGAAACAGTTATACCAGAGTTTGATGGTAGAAACATTTATTCTCATGGTAATTTAGTTATTGCAGTTTCTGAATCTGGCGCTAAGTTATTTAAAGATGGAATTAGAACCGATGAACATATTTATGATGTAAGAGATATTATAGAATTAAGAACAGATATGTTAGAAACTGTTTTTGATCCATCTATAAAAGCTGGTATGAAGACTATGGAAGGTATTATGGATAAGCAAGATGAACTCTATATGATTGGAGATAAAGATAGTGAGCTTAGAACTTATCAAGGATTGTCTGGAGAAGGATTAGGAATACAGTTAGAATTAGATAAACAAGCATCAGAAAGATTTTTTCCTTCTCAGCTGTTCTATAATTTAGCAACTAATATTACAACAGATGAGCAAACTATCATAAATGAGATGTATGCTTTGAGAGAGAAGGTAATGAATGCTAATAATGAAGAAAGAAATAAAGGTCTTATTACAGAAGAGGGAGCCACACAAGAACAAGTATTAGCAGAGAGAGAATCTTTTAAATCTTCAGTGAATGCAGATGTGTTTGGCGTGCTTGTAGAATCAATGTATGGATTCACTGATCCTAGGTATCCTTATTTAAATGCCCCTTATAATTCTATTGCTACAGGTCGTATTGCTCATAAAGGTACTAAGATGTATACTAAAGGAGCTATTGCTTATCAATCATCTAGTTTGGGTATGGGATTAAAATCCTATCAAAGAGCTAGTGATTATTTTAATGAAGATGGCTCATATAAAGGAGAAAGCAAAACTCCTCAAGGTAAAAAATTAAGATATGAATTAGAAAAAATAGTATATGGAAGTAAAGACACAGAAGCAAAGCCTAATACGCTTATATCTGAAGCTGTAGTACCTGAGTACCTAAAAAGGAACGGAGTGACTGTAGGGAGCTTATTTATAGGCACAAGGATTCCTGCACACGGAAAAGTGAGTAGTGCTGTATTTATTGTGAAAGATTTTCATAAACAAGTGGGTACATCTCCAACATCAGTTATTACTATTCCTGCTTGGGTGAGTAAATATTGGGGAGCTGATTTAGATGGAGATTCTATACATATGAATTTTAAATATACAAAAGAGGAAGTGGCTAAAAAACAATGGAGAGGTTGGTCTAATGAATTCCTTGATAAGTATATAGATTTAGTAAGCAAGGATACTAAATTCTCAGAGCTTACAGCGGATATAGACTTTGTTAAAGATGCTGAAAATGCTATAGAAAAAAGAAATGAAGTATTACAACTGGCAGAAACATCTAAAGAATCTCAGCTAACTCCATGGGGTGATGCTGAAATGTTTGAAAATAATGTACCAGTAGAAAAAATGGTTGGGACTATTGCTGCTCTTGGAGGTGCCTTTAATATATTTTCTAATAATAAAGAATCTTTACCATTTGATATAACAATAAATGGTGTACGCCTCCAATATGAAAAAATGACACATTTTTCTGATTTTACTGCCACGGGGACTTTAGAAAATGGTATAGGTAATTGGTTTGGTGTAGCACAACTTCTTAATATAGTATTAGACAATGCTAAACATCAGTATGCTAGTAAGTTAGGATTAAGTAAACAAAGTGTATTCCCTTATGTACTTCTTAGAAGACTTGGTTATTCATTAAATGATTTAACAGTATTGTTTAATTCTCCTGTTGTTAAAGAATATATGGAGTTTAAGAAAAGCAGAAGTAAAAATTATATTTCTAAAGATAGCGATATAGATGCTATGTTTTTAGCTGACGATACAATTAATTTTAATGAGCTTACAGAGTTTTTGAAAACAAAAGGAATCACATCTTTAACAAAGCCCTTTATAGATAAATATGGTGAATTTAAAGAAGGATATAACAATAAGGCTTGGATAAAATTAAGAAATAGAATAAATGAAGGTATTGACTTAAATATAAATGATTTAGTTAAAAGAGATAAAACAGCAGAACTTGATGCTGTATTAATGTTATATGCTTTAGAAAAATATAATCAAGATATTGTAAGACCTTTCTCTAAAGCTTTTACTGTGCATAAAAGTATTGAAAAGAATCCTATTGAATTAAAAACCATCACTGAAAATATACAAGAAATTATAGATGGTGAGGTTATTATAAATAAAAAAGATAAAGGAGGTTTAAATCTTTATTATAAAATGGGTAATACTGTTAATAGCAATATTGTAACACATGCAATGGGATTATTTAACGGCGTGCTTAACAGGGCTTCTGCAACAGATATAAGATTCACTCCTTATATGCAAAGTGTATTTTCAAAGAAAGCTAGGGCTTTACTTGATGAAAAACATAGAGATAATAAATCTGCAATTATAAATCAAGTTGTAAAAAATCATCTTAAACAGAACATATCATTATTACATGGGGCAAGAGACAGGACAACTTTATTAGTAGAGTTTGATAAACTAAAGAAAGATAATAAGGGTAACTTCTTTTTAGAGAACGTATTAGAGGTTGTTGAAAATGCTAAAGGTAGGAAACTAATAGTTATTAATAATGCTGAAATAAATGCATTTACTAATTACAAAACATTAGAGGATATTAGAAAATCTTTTGATCAATTAAATGATGAAGGCAAGAATCTTATTTTTGAATTGGAATTTGAATTCAATGGATTTGGATTGACAGGAACTTCATTTGCTCCTTTCTTTAGTGAAAGCTATATGAATGTTATAAATAAAGAAATAGAGACAATTGTAAAAGAAGACCAAGAAAGAAAGGTGAAAGGCGATCCTGGTATTTCACCAGAATTAAATATAGCAATATTTCAAGTAAATAATCCTGTAGACAGATATTCTTTAGATAGAGAAATTAGTGATTCCTCTAGAAATAATAGAATAATTAGAAAAGGCAAAAAAGTTATTGGACCTAATAGATCTTATAATAGAGATTATTTAGGAGATGGCGTACAAAAATTAACATTTAAACAGTGGAATGCTGATAAAGGAATTAATATTGATATTATTGATAAAGAATCTGATATACATTCTCATCTTGAAAATAGATACAATTCTTATTTGAATGACTTAAAATTAGCACAAGAATATATAAGTTATGTAAAAACTAAAAAGCCTCTTTCTAAATTTACAATAGATGAGCTTATACAAAAAGCTGCAGAGTTTAGAAAGATGGATCACTCTGCCACTAAAGGTGTTGCAGAAATGTTAGAGAAAGAGATAGGTCAAAGAGCATTTAAAATTCAAACAGAATTTCTAAGAGATGCTGGAGCCAAACAAGGATATAAATATAATGTTCCTGGTGAAGATGGTGTACCGCAAAATGATATATCTAATTTTAGAAAGTGGTTTGGTTCAAACAATATGACATCCGACAGACCTGAGATTCAATACCTTATCAACGAAGCAGAAAAAGAGTATATGAAGTATATGAGAAGATTTAGAGTTTATAAAGAATTAATTAATAGAAAGCACAATGCTTTAGTAAAGTCTAAAAACAGAAAGTTAACAATTATAGAAAAAGTGAAGCAAGTTTTTGATGTAAATGATAAATATAAAATTTTGTATGGAAATATTACTACAGTAGAAAATGGTAATATTAGACTTCTTGATGAAAATGAAATATCAGAAGTTTGGGATTCTTTAAGTAAGGCAGAAAGAGAATATTATAGCACATATAAATCAATGGTGTCTTTATTCCAGAGAGTTCAAAGTAAATCTGGAGCTGCAATATCAGAAACACTTGTTCCTAATATGCAAATGGGAACAATTGAATCTATGTTTAAAAGTGGTTTATTTGGATTATATAATCTTTCAACTGATTCAAGTAGTTATGATAGAGTTAAAGTATATGGTAAAGATGTAGATGGTAAAAGAGCACTTAAAACATTTTATGAGTGGAAGCATTCTGTTTATAAAGGTAGAACTAAAAGAATTAGTGGAGCTATAGAACTTACAGAACTAGATAAACTAAGAAGAAAAGCTAAAGCATTAAAAGATAGGGGTAAACATGAAGATGGTACAGATATTTTATTATCAGATATTGAATATGATGCATTGGTAAATAATGGAGCTGCCCTAAAAAGAATGGCTAATAAAAAGGTTAAGGGAATAAAAGAGATAGATGTTGATATTATAAATGAATATGAAAGAAGAAGAGGGGTTAGTATCGAAAAAGCTTCATATGATCTTAATACCTCACTGTTAGAGTTTGTAAGAGGATCTCTATTTATGCACGGAGATGCAGAAGTACAAGATGGAGGATTTACTGGAATGGCTAATTTAGCTGTTTTAATAGATTCAGTTACAGCCTTTAATAAGAATTTAGATAATAAGAATGCGGTTGAATATTTAACAGGTTGGTGGAAAGAAGGATTTATAGAAGGTAAAACAAGAGTGGGAATGTTTGGAAAGACAGTAGATAAAATTATAGATGGCTTTGTCCAAATAGCATCTTTAAGATTCTTAGGTTTTAGTATTCCTATAGCCCTAGGAAACACACTTGCTGGTAAATATCAAGAATTACGTAAACGTGGAGGCAAACAATTTGTTACAGGTGAGAAAAGATTTTGGACAGATTTTTATAAATCAAGAGACTTATTAAAAAAGTATAGAGTTGTCCAATATAGTTTTGATGAGTTTGTACATGTAAACGAAAAGAAAGGTCCCCTTAGAAAACTTGTAAACTTATCCTTTATATTTATGGATCAGACAGAGCATTATATTCAAGGTTCTGCATTCTTAGGCATGCTAACAGACCAGGAATTCAACACTGGAGAAATTTCAGATAAGAGAGTTAGATATATAAATCATAAAATAGCTACACTTCATGGTGAAGGATATACTGCTTTGGATGCTACATTATTATCTATGTATTCTTATGGTAGAGCAATACTACAATTTAAAAAATGGTTTATTACTTTAGTAGGAGATAGATATTCTGCTGAAGATATCAATAGATTTGGAGAAGTGAATGTTGGTAGTTATAGAGCTGGATCATCATTTGCCATGAATATGTTTAGAAAATTCTTTAAAGGTGAAATGACAATGGAAAGTATAGTAAAAGAATATAAATCACTATCTAAAAGCAAGCAACAAGAAATTGAAAATACAGTTAGAGGACTTGGTTTAACTTTCTTGCTTATATCTCTAATAGCTGTTTTAGATGATAATGATGATGAGGCTAGTAAGGCAACAAGAAAATATTTAAGAAGATTGCAAAATGATGTATATTCAACTGTAGATGTTAATAGATTCCTTAGATATAGAATTACACCATCTTCTTATAGCACAATACAAAACACATTCCAAATGTTAGGTGAAGCGGCTAGAGGAGAAAAGATAGAAAGATCTGGACCTTATGGAGAAAGAGGCTCTAGTAAGGCGCTTAAAACATTAAAATATGATATTTCTCCTTTTGCTGGAGTAAGAAAAGATAGAGCTAATATTATGTATAAATAAAAATAAAGATATTATATTATAGATTAAAGAATGAAATTTATTAACTTTGTAAAAATTTAAAATTTAAAATTATGGCGAATATAGATGATCTGTATAAAAAAAGTTTTGGTCAATTAGGGTCTGTTTTTACATCAGTGAGTGGTGCTATTACACCCCCAACGAATAAAGTGTTTATAGCAATTACTTTCTTGGGTACTACAACACTTGATACTAGTTCAGGTTTAGTTGCAGACACCAATCATTATAGTGCTGAATTTGTTGGTACAGATACAGCTGCTCATGATGCAGCTACAGCAACTGCTATTTCTGGAACTGGTGGAGACGCAATTGATGTTGATGATGACTTCCCTTCTGGAGTAACTATTTTTGGTCGTTGGACTGAAATAAATATAGATTCAGGAATACTTATTGCTTATATAGGAGAATAATGCTAAATAAAAGAAATTAATGCTAGGATTAAGAAACTCATTAATAACCTCTAGGAACCCAGGCATAACTATCGTAACTGATAATTTAGTGTTAAGGCATGATTATCGATTACACCCTGTCCAACCACTAAGTGATGGTGCTGCGTATTTTGATGGTACTGATGATTATATAATTTCTAAGAGTAATAGTGGAATAAGTGGAGACTCTGCAAGGACTGTAAGTTGTTGGGTAAATCTCATTTCATCATCAGATGCAGACCCTATTGTGTGTCTCGATGAACAAGGTACTGATACTATGTTTGCTATAGTGATAGGAGTTGCAAGTGGTGGAAATTGGGCAATTAGAGTTGGTAGTGTTGGCGCCGATTTATCGAGTAGCTCATCTTCAACTTCAGATTTTGGTAGTTGGGTATTTCTTACAGCTACACATGATGGAACAACAACTAAATTATATAGAAATGGAGTAGAAATAGCTTCTGGTGCAAGGACTTTAACCACTACAGATGGTTTAGTATATATAGGAACAGACACAAGTAGATACACTAATGCTAGGGTGGCAAATGTAGGATTATGGGATGCAGCATTAACCCAAGCACAAATCAAATCAATCATGTGGAAAAAATATTCAAGTTTAACATCAAGCGAAAAAACAAATTTAGTATCATGGTGGAATTTAGATAGTGTAATAGATTCAGCAGATTTAGGTGATGGAGATATTGTAGTTTATGATAATCATCATGATGGCGGAGATACTTTAGGTAGTGAATTAATTACTGACGGGGATTTCTCTTTAACAGGTACACAAGCAGCAAGTACATCAGGTACGTATTGGATAACAGGTGCAGGTGTAACCATTGCAAGTGGTGTAGCTACATCAGATGGATCAGGAAGTGTTTATGGAATTATACTATCACTAGATGTTGGACTTGCTTTTCCGTATTTTGCAAAAAATGTTGCAAAAGTAAAATTTGATGTAACAAATTATGTTAGTGGTAATATGAGGGTAACACCAGGAAATTCACAAGTCACTCCTACTGTTGATGCATATGGTAGTTATGAATTTATAGTTAATATTAATACTGGAACTAACTTCCTTAACATTATGCACCATTCCACTGTATTTAATGGCTCAATAAGTAACATATCAGTCAAATTATTTAACGGTAACGAGGGAATTTTATCATAATGGCGACGACAATACAAACAATAGAAGTACCGAAAAAAGCTAGGGCGTTAGATACCTCTTCAGGTTATCAAACAATAGGTACAGATATAAATACAGATTCTAATCCAACAAGCGTGGTTAATGAATCAAATACCGTGGACGGAACTCAGACTTGGACAAATACTGATATAACGTTAGAAAGTACAATTAAAACTGATGGAAGTTATGCTATAAAATTTACAGCTGACGGAAATGGAGATAGAACTTATGTTGATTTAGATGGTTCTCCTTATAGTTTGACTGTTGGAAAAAGATATAGGGTTACTATAGACACAAGACATACAGGTAGTGGTGATGATTATATATTACAATTTAATAGTGGTAATGGTTTAAATACTGGAGCTCCACAAACAGCTATTGCAACTATAACATCCTCTGATACAACATTTGTTACTTATACATATGATTTTGTTTATGATTATAATATGTTTAGATATTTTGGTATAAAAGAAAATGGTGGTAATGATAATGCGGCTGGATATCTTGATAATTTTACTCTTTATGAATTAGCATTGCTCCCTAATAACAACCACGGACAAATATATTCTGGTCGAGGATTAGAATTTGATGGGGTTACGGATTATTTAGATACAGGATATATAGCTAGTGCTCAAGGAATAACTAATGATATTACAGTTGCTTGTTGGTTGAGAACTACAGACGTGACTGCAAGTCAATACGTGTTTAATTTTTATCAAAGCACCGCTGAAGCGTTTGGTTTAAAAATTGGGAGTAGTACTATTTGTATAAGGAATGATGTCGATAATGCGAGTGCAAATATTTACGACACTACAATTTCTAATAATACTTGGTATAGAGCAGTAGTAGTTATAGATAGCTTGCAAATGAAATTATATCTTAATGGAGTATTAGTTGGAAGTGGCTCTTCTACTGCTGATGGATTAGATTCTTTTACTTCTAATCTTTATATGGGTAACAGAAAAGGTTCAGGTGGTACTAGTTATTTTACTGGAATGATGTCAAACCTCCAAGTATGGGATACCCCTTGGTCTGCAGATGACGTAACCTACGACTACTTAAACCCAGAAAAACTTGTTTTAAATAATACAAGCGGTACCTCCCTTACAAATTCCAACCTTAAATTATGGTACCCAATGCAAGATGGTCATAGAGGCCAACAATCATATATTTTAGATGGTGCTAATACTGGGTTGGGGGATGAGTTGGTTACTAACGGTGACTTTGATACTGATAGTGATTGGTCTTATAATGCTTCTTATTGGAATATAAGTGGAGGTACTGCAAATGCTTTAGGAGTTGCTAATGGTGGTTTTTACCAAACAGTAAGTGTTAAATCAGGAAAAACATATAAAGTTCAAATATCTTCAACTATAACAAGTGGTAATGGTATATATGCAGTTGTATTAGGTACGAACTCTATTATTTTTGACAATAACACTTCTGAAATTACTACATATTTAGCGGCTTCAGGAGATGATGTAAATATAACAGTACAGCCGGGTGCAAGTGCTTTTAGTATGAGCAGCGTATCAGTAAAAGCAATAAACGACAAAAACCACGCGACGACTGTATTTTATGGGGATGAGATATGGGATGGAGTTCAAGGTGATGATGCTAATTGGGATGTATTTGATAATAATACTAAAGCTGAAGATGCCAGTGCGGTAAAAATAACTTATGTCGACAACGCTTCAGGTGGTTATATCTTTTTGAGTGATGCCAAAGACTTAAACGCAGACCTTGTTGTAGGTAGGACTTACATAATTTCTTTTTCTACAAAAGTTAATCAAGGGTCGATTATATGGAGATGTTTAACTTCAGGAGGAGGTACTAATGCTTTAGCGACAGCTATAAATTCAACGAGTTTTGAAACTAGAACTATGACAGTTGTTGCAGACCACGCAACAAACTTGTATATTCATTCTAATGCCATGACTACTGGTGATATTGTTTGGATTAAAGATATATCCGTAAAAGAAGTCGGCGTAGCCTCAGGCTGGACAGACGCAGATCAACAATTACATATACCGCAAACGGCGTTGCAATCGTATAATGAGATGGCTTGGTTTCCAGGTGTAGACCCAGGAACTGATATTTCTGCTAAAATAAGTGACCATGCATCTATTGACGATATATGGACTAATGGGGGTACTTGTAGTGCTTGGGTATATATAGCAAGTGATGGAGCAGGTACTATGGGAAGAATTTTTGATAAATCTAAATGGTTACTATATTGTTACTCTGAATCAGGAAGTACATGTAAACTTGCTTATGGTATAGAACATGTCACTACTAATGGTACTGGTCAAACAACTAATAGAGTTCTTACATATGGGAATTGGTATCATATAGTAATGGCTTATAATTCTAATAGTGGAGCAACTGCACCGCTTATATATGTAAATGGAGAATCAGTAGCTGTTACTGAAGATACTGAAAGTGCTGGAAGTGTTACTACTGATAATGGAGACCATTTATTTATAGGAAATAGAAGTAATGGAGAAAGAACATTTGATGGAACTATAACAGAAGTTTCATTGTGGGATGAAATATTAACTCAAGCAGAAGTGCTTGAATTGTATAACGATGGTAAAGCTTTTGATGCTAGTACTCATTCTCAACAAACTGCATTAATTTGCTATGTAAGAAATAATGGACTTGCAACTTGGAGTGATTTATCATCTAATAGCAATGATGCTGTTCCTACTAATTTAACCGAAACAATGTTACTCCCAGCAGGTGTAGATGCTACACGAGATAATCAAGGATTTTTAATGAATAAGCAGAAAGATACGAGTAGTTTGAATTTACCTTATGGAACAGAATCAGGTTTAATTCCTGGATATGTCGAGGTAAATAATAGTGACACTTTAAAATTAACTGGTTCGTATACTATAGGAGTTTGGGTTAAGTTAACTCTTATTGGAGATGCTTATCAAAGAATAGTAGCATTAGAAACTGGTGGTAATGGAACAAATGGATATGGTATGTATGTTCATACTGATGGGAAAGTTTATAATGCTTGTAACGCCAATTCTCAAACATCTGCTAGCGCTCAAGTTACAGCAGATACTTGGACATACATAACTGTAACTGCTGATGGAACAGATAAAAAAATATATGTAAATGGCGTACAAACAGATACAGAAAGTAATGCTAATGATGCAGCAGCAACTACTTCTAATTTATTTATAGGTAAAAGCCCAGGAGTAACTGATAGGCAAGCAAATGGAGTTATTGATGGGGCTTTAATATACAACTCTGCTTTAGACTCCACAGAAGTATTAAGAAATTATAACGCAACAAAAGGAAGTCACACAAATTAAAAAATAAAAATATGGCACATTACGAATTATATATATGTTTAAAGAAAGCAACTTACGAATCTAACGTACCTAGTGTATTACAACCTAAATTGGGTTGGAATAACTATACGTATAAAGATGTAGAAAAGACAGGTACAAGAATGGTTAATAAGTACGATTACTACCCATCAGAGGATAACACTGTAGCTGAGATTAAAGCA